TTCAAGTCTGCCTTCAAGAACACCACGTTCTTTGTCTGTAAGACCAAGTGTTCCCATCTCTTCTTTACGCTGTAAGGCTTCAAGTCTTTTCTTTTGTTCTCTTTCAAACTTGCTTGGGATAATAGATGGTAGAGCGGATATACCTGCCCCTGCTACTGATCCTATAATTGCTAATGTAATCGGGTCCATAATTTTATTTCCTCATTATAGTGAATAAGTCAAGTGCCTTACAGATAGAAGACCTCAACTAAAAAGTTTCTGGCTGATCCGTAACCTGCTTCTATTTTTGGGTTTACAGCCATCTGTAAATCGTGTTCGCCTCTGGTAAGGGTTAGTCTTGTTTGGAACTGAACTTGTCTTCTTGATGCGGCATTACCGCCAGCATTAGGATCTAATGTTCCAGCAGCCGCACCTACGCCTTCAAAAACATAGCCTCTTGTTCCTGCGATATAAGTTGGTGTTGGATTATTTGTGGTGTAATCAATATGTTTGAGAAGAATTTTATTTTCCCATTTACCTTGTCCGTCACCACCAGAAGTAGTTGAATTATCAAAAGCAATAAACGCTGCTTGAAATGTTATAATAACTTCCGCAGAAGCATCTAATTTTATTTTCTTTCCTGCTCCATATAAATCACGATAAACAATAGACGAGGCTGCTGTCTGTGTATTGTGCTTTGATGTAGAGGTAAAGTATGCTCTTGTTCTTCTGTTTACGATTAGGTTTTGTCCTGCGATAAAAGAAGAAGCAAACTTATGATCGTCAGTTACAGGTAAAAATTCACCTGCTTCTATCTCTGTATAATCTAAATTAGTTCCAATATCAGCAGCAACAATTTCTTGGTTTACATATACCTTGGCTGCTTCTTCGTTTGATCTTTGATCGTCTGCGTTTAGAACGTTGCCGTCCACATATGTAAAGGGTTTTACAAAAGCCATATTTAGTTCCTCACGATTACTGCGTTGATGTTATGGCGTGTAACATCAAGTTGATTACCAGAACCACCATTAGGTCCAACCTTACCTTGTAGGGCAAGACCGATAAGTGTTCCATTAGCAGGCATACGGAATATCCCAGAGAAAGAAAAGTTCCTCCACCACAAAGCACTATCCAAACCTGTGCTGTCGTTGGTTAGTCTACTTCTTCTTGTAAAAGAATATCCTGCTTCGGCAAGTGTAGCAGTTTGATTTGCTCCACCTGTGTTATAAGTTACAAGTAAACGGAAAGAAAAATAATTATAACTATCTTGTGTTCCGTCACCATCTCCATCATTATTACAAGTTACATTACCAATAATACCTGATGCTCCCGCACGTAGTAGGTCACCTGCTTGAACTGCGGCATTACTAAAATTGATATTGGCTACTTGTGTTAGACCTATGTTCTGGTATGTAGTTTGTTGTGTATTCCAACCAGAAATAGTATCATCTTCATAAAAGAATACTTCATTTGCTTTCTCACCTGTATTATCAAAGTGAACCCTTGTAGCCCAGTTAGGTTTTGTATTATCCTTTTCAACATCCAAAGTAGCAAGATCATCATAAGGTTTATTCAAATCTGCTGCTGATGCTGTCTGTCCTTCTCTAAATTTTGTAAATGTTATTTGGCTCATATATTTACCTCTTTGTATTCCTTACCCAGATCTCTGCTCCAAATATATCAAGTGGTCTGGATGGGTTCCCTTGATAGTTAGTTCCAACTGCGTCACTTGTTTTTGCTCTCCAACGTAAATCTATTTTTACTTTCTGTGATCCAACAGGAACTTTGAATGGAATATTACAAGTAATTCTACGAGCGTAGATATTAGATGTTTCTGCTACAAGTGTATCGTTTACAAACACACCCCAACCAGTCCACCAATCACTACCGAAGAAGATACGAAAGGTTGTCTCATCACTTTGATAAACAATTCTATCTACCCCGTGGTGGAAATCAATAACAGCACAGCCCGTAAGCATACCTTCCTTCGCATCAAAATCTAAAAAGGTATAATCCATCGTTCCAAAATCTACTAATTTATTCCAGCCCGTAGACCAGTTTGCTGTGGGTAGGTTGATTGTTTCTACTGGTTCCCACATATCAGCACTATCTTCAAAAGTATTCCAACGTCTTACCCTATGGTAATCCTGTGTAGCACCTTCAAATTTTAGTGTAGTTGTAGCATTAGAAGTAACCTCACTACTGGTTGGATCAGCAAAGTTCGCAAACGTTAGACTATCAACAGGTAAGTTGTTTGAATTTAGGTTTCCGTTTACTTCGCCTAATGTTTTTGTAAGGTTGTCGTTTAGGCTTTCGCTTTTTACTTGCTGATGACGAACGCTTGGTTTTTCTGTATAGTGTTTAGACATTATCTACTTTGCCCCCTTTGTAATCTTGTATTCTGGTTTAGCGGCATTTGATCTCTTGTATCGTAGTTGACGTGGAACGAAAGCAGATGGAATGTTGAATTAGCAGGTAAGCCTGCCGCTGCTGGCTGTGTCTTTATACGGAACTTGAACTGATTTACTAACTGGGTATTTACATCGTAGCGTAGTCTAATGATGCGACCATCTTGTAGTGTGCTACTACCAACCTTGAAATAATTTTTAGATATAGTTGGATCCTCTGCTCCAAACACAGGATCTTCTTTTGAAGTAAATACACGCTCGTTGAGAGCCTGCTTTGCGTCTCCTGCTGTTATATACACAGCATCATAATCAGTAGCGTATTGTAATTGTAGTGGGTTGTCTCCATATGATAGAAGTTCAACCTCAACAGAATATACCCTGTGTTTTACGCTGTTGTCTCCAAAGTCCATCCAGTTACTTTCCCATAGACTTTGTGGTTTGTTTACGTTGTTTACACTATAATTGGCTACATCACCCGTGAAGGATGTAACGCCGAATGTTTGACCCATAAATGGTGAGCCAGTCCATACAGCCATCGGTGTAACAGATACACCATTAGAACCAATAATAACTGGACCTCCTGCTCCTGCTCCAAGACCAGTCCACGATGGGGCACAGCCAAATACGAAGTGACCTTCTGGATCTGGGGCTGCTGATGTAAACCTAAATAAATTTTCATTTACATTTTCTACGGAACCTCTGGATGAAAATTGGTTGTTGTCTACGTGGAATACAAGACCTCTTGTTGGGATTGAATTACTATCAGTTGGGAAGTGGAACCAAGCCTCACGTTCCTTCTTTGAATAGCAAGCCCAAGATCTTTGTATTGCTGCTTTGTTTATTTTATTTATTTCTTTATCAAGTGTCTCACTAACTTTGGTAATTGTAACTTGTGAACCACCATCAAGACCACCTGATATTAGCCAGATGCCTTCTTCGTTCAAGAACATTACGCCCATATTAGGAACATTACAAATAGCGTTGCCTGCTTCTGTTCCAAGGTTAGAGGCTAATGTAGATATAGTAGGATTACCAGATCCATCACGTCTTACAATCTCAATAGCATTACGTCTAAATACAAGTAAGTTATTGTAGTAAGGATACAACTGGGTGATGTGTCCTCCCTGACTATTACCTACATCAAAGAAAGCAAAAGAACCAAATTGTTCTGGTATACCTTTGTCGCTGTAAATAATTCTTGTAGGTGTGCTGTCTCCACCAGCAAGCCATATGCGGTTGTCCCAAGCAGCACCAACCTTGTAGGTTGTGTTGATACGAGAAGAAGCAAATGTAGTTGGTGCCTGAATTACAAGTCCATTATCAGGTATAACATCAATAAAGTGTGTGGTAGAATTATCTTCAAATTCTTTTACAAAGTAAAAAACAGCATCATTCTCACCCGACGCACCAGTTCTTTTTATATTTTTAGTTCTGTATAATCTACGAGCAGCAGTTCCTTCTGGACCCTGTGGTAGATAAACTGAAAGACCAAATCTGTATTGCTCTGCGGAAGCAGCACTTACCTTCCAACTAACTGGTTCAATAGCGGAATGTGGGCTTTCTGCTCCGTCTTCTGTAATTGTAGTCATAAAGTATTGGAACTGGGATGTCTCATCATTCAAAGATCCAATACCAAGTGTAGCAGTCTCACTAAAAATAGGAGCGGCTGTTCCTTCTTCAAGGTCTTGTCCCGACCAATAATCAGGCTGGATAGTATCTACCTGTGGAGAAGGTGTAGCAATTGAAAAGCCAAACTGCCTGTAATCTTCATTACCACTAAACCAGATTGGCTTGTCGTAGCCGTTGATGATTAGAAGTCTATTACCAAAAGGAATAAACTGCGTTCCTAAATCATTTGTTTTTCTTTCGTGTCTACCAGTATCAAGGTAAACAAAATCGTTGTAGTAATAGTTGCCTGTGTAGGTAGAGCCTGTTTTTTTGTTTCCCCAAGAATAAATTAGTTTACCTGCTCTCTCATAAAAATAATATATCTGTCCTGTTGAAGACTTTTCCCAAATGAATAAAGCCTCCGTAGGATATAAAAGATTTTCTGTAATAGTTGTTGCGTTGCCTACAATAGAAAAAGGGTTGGGGAACTTCCACCAACTTTCAATACCACGATCAGCAACCCAGCCAAGTCCATTAGGGTCAACACGCATATTAGTTACTTGATCTGCGTAACCAATAGCACCTTTCCATCTCTGGTCCAAACCAGATGCTTGAACGAACTGAATTGTTTTTGTTTTCAAAGCCATAAGTAATTTATCCTAAATGTTTGAGAGACTGGTAATCGTATAAGAAACCTCTACGTGTTTGACCGAATTGTCCTCTACGAACATTAGTATCAATATGGTCTACATATCTTTTACGTAATGTCTTCATCTCGCTCTCAATACGTCTTGCGTATGTAGCAGACAAAGTATCCTGTCCCAACTTCAAGTAAATATCTTCAAGTGCTTTGTAGACAATTAGTTGGTGGAATTCATAAGGCATTTCAGGAACATCAGTTCCAAGCAACATATCCTTTGGCTTTCTGTAATAACGGATAATACCATCTCTACGGAAGTCGTGGAATGTTTCAATAGTCTGCTGGTTCTTTACCTGTGCGATCTCTTCATCAAAACCATCAACACGGGGATACGGACGTATCTGTATGTGCTGTCCCTCAATCTCAATATAACGTCTTGCTCCGTTCTCAAACTGATTTACATTTGTAATAATAACGTTCGCAGTTTCATCTTCACCAATTACAGGTTTGTTATAAGTCTCGCTTGATCTGTTTGCTCCACCCTGTATAACTTCAATCCAACAAGGTAGTCCCTTACGTTCACCTGTAACTTTATCAAAGTTTTTATTCCAATAAACTTTCTTTCTGTATCCACGCCAAGGTGTAGGGAATATATCTGCTGCGTTATAAACATCTGCTACGATAGGTAGGTCATCCCAACTATCAAAAGAAACAATAATGCTGTTGTTTCCAGAAGTCAATTTTATAATTGAAGGTTCGCTCAACGCACCAACCTTACCATCCTTTACAAAAGCCCAGCAGATCTCATACTGATGGTTTAGTGTAAATCCTGTTCCAGTATCTTGCTGTTCTGTTAGTCCACACTTCTCTGCTGGCTTTATATCAACAGCAGGGGACCATATGTATGCTTCTGCGTAGGATGCTTTGTAATCGGCTCGTAGGTCTATCTGTTCCTCTCTACGAGGCATTATAGCAGAAGCCTTGCCGTAGGGTGGGAAAGAACCTGCGGACGTGTTGTAGGGGTAATCTCGGTGTCCCAAGAATAGTAATTCAATTGTATCTTCTGGTAGATCATACCAACGCTTTTTGATTAGCCATTTTGTTGAGCCTGCTGCTGGTGGTGTAGGTGCTACAATTGGTTCGTCTACAATAATAGATGATCCAGTTTGAACTTTTACAATAATATATTCTCTGTCCTCAATTGTAATTGGCTGACCTTCCCATACGTCTCTTGCTTCCAAAACACCAACGTTAGTAAGTCTATCAATAGGAAAAGAAAACGTAACCCTACGTTCTCCCTGCGTCCAAGTTGCTGCGACAGAAGTAGCAGGAGCAACAACGTTTTCAATATCTCTGTCTGGTAGAATATCTACAAAAAATCTATATGGGATACTTTCAGTAGCAAACACCCAACGCTT